TTGGTCAGAGATTTGACATTTTGAACCAAGCTTGGATGCTTTATCCGGATGCCACTTCTAACGCGACTACATCTACAAAAGTGCTGCTTCATAACTATATCGAGGATAGCTGGGCAGTATTTAACATGCCTTTATCATGCTTAGGACTAGGTTTTGGCGTCAAAGATTTAACTTGGGCCGATTTTACTCTACCTTGGGAAAAAGAAGCTAATGCATGGAACAGCTACTTGCAACAAAAAGAGTCTTTGAGATTACTTGGGGGTAATTTCGTCGGCCAAGTTCTGCAACTTAATGATGGCCCAGATGACAATGGCACTTCCGTAGTTATGAATGCTTGGACTAAAAAGTATAATCCTTTTGCAAAGGATGGGTTGAAGGGTAATTTCGGCTATCTAGATGTCTATTATACTGTAAATCCTGAAGTCACCCTCACATTTAACTTTTTTATCGATAACAATAGTGCGTCAGTAGCATTAACACAAAATATTGCCTTAGAAGGTACAACAGGAGCTGATTACGGCTGGCAGCGAATATTTATAAACATTCAAGCATCTCAGCTTCAATGGCAAATAGTAGATAATGGCGTAACTAATTTTGAAATACTTGGACAAATTTTACATGCATCACCAGCAGGTAGGATTACACAATGACCTCTAATGTAAACATAAACAACAACTTTCAATATCCAAATCTTCCTGTCAGCATTATCTGGCCGGAAGATGAAGAAGATATTAGATGGTTTATGATGCGTCTATATGAGCAGATGTCTTATGCCATCAACTCTAAAGATAACGGCATTTTTCAAATGGCTATGCCTGGAAATAGTTCTGACGCTACTACAGGAGCCGTGCAAATACCAAACGTTAATGCTCAAGGAGCTTATCTAATATCTGTGAGTGGCTCAGGAATATATACAGATCCTGCTACCGGACAAACTGGGTATTGGCCTGCCGAGGTTTTTTCGGTTGTAAAATCCGATCCTTTATCTAATCTAAATACATATACAACCCATAATAGTTCTCCTGGCACAGGATTTTTATCAGGGGCTGATTATATAATTTCGGTTCAGCAACTTCCTGGCCAAACTGGGACTACATATCCTTATTATTTCTTTATAAAACACAATAAAGATGGGATAACAGGATCATTTAACGTAAACATACAAGGTACATTTTGAGGTAACTTATGCCAAAAAAAGCTCTTTCTGGAACTCAATGGAAGACATATAAACAGGCAAGCAAGACAGGTAGACGCTCGATTAAAGAAATTGAGCAAATGATCAAACCTGGAGAAAATTTAAAGCAATTTGATAAATCATTCAATCTTGCTCAGCAGCAATTAGCGCCATATTCAGCAGAACTGCAAAGACAATTTCGTCAAGAACAAGCTCCAGAGCTAATAGCTAACCTTGGAGCAGGAGCGGGTGCTAAATCATCATCTGCTTTAAACCAAGCTCTTGCTGCTGCTATGACAAATCTTCAAAATAGAATACAATCAGAAACGCTAGGATTGGCTTCACAAATAGCTGAAAGTGATTTAAATAGACGTATGCAAGCTGCACAGTTTGGTGCAAACGCTGGTATGAATGCTATGAATACACCTCTTTATCAACAAAAAAGTGGCCAACCAGGCTTTGGTAAGCAACTTATAGGATCAGCTATAGAAGGCGCTTCTAAGGTTATAGGTGGCGCATTAGGAGGAGCTGGAGAGGCTTGGGGAAGAAAACTACAAGGGCAATTTAGTCCTACTCAAAATTCTACAACTCAAATTGGATCAACAAATCAGATGGGAGGGTAATATGGCAAAATATGTTGGTGGAAGTGAGTACGCTCAGCCTAAAGTAAATCCCATTCAGCAGGGTGTATTATCTGGTGTTCAAGAAATTAGCAAACAAGTTCAAGTTGCTAGAGTTCAAAAATTATTAGATGATCATAAAGCGTCGACAATTCAAAAAGCCATGGCATTGGCATCACTAGGACACGAAAAGTTAGGTTCAGATCTGCTTAAACAACAAGCAAATCAAAGTGCACTCCAACAAATACAGGAAAATCTCAGGCAAAACTTAGGCATGGGACAACAAGCACCAAATCCTGAAGGTCGTGATCGTAGCTGGGTTCCCGATATGTCAGGCCGTACGCCTACAATTAGGCCGAATGAACCTGTAAATCAAGTACAACCTGGTGCTGAGCCTCAAGGAACGCCATCACAACCTGGCTTTTCGCCTAATGCTCCAGCTATGGCAGCAAGGAATGCTACGGCGCTTAACACTCAGGGTGTACCGCAAATGGGCAACGTTCCTCAAGCAACTCCGCAAGTCATGCCGCAGCAAAGACAAATTAGTCCTGAGCAAGAAGCAGCTGCATATGAGCAAGCAGCGCAAGAGGCTGCTGCAATCCATGATAAAAATGCTTACGATTTTTATCAAAATAAGACAAATGAGATAAGAAAGGACATAAGGCAACAAAAAAAGTTTGACTTTCAAAGTGAAGAAAAACGCAGAGCAGAAAGGTTACCAATTCTTCAGCAATATGCTAATGAGGCAAAATCTGCTTCTGATGTAATCGCTAATCAAGAAGAACTTTTAAGATTGGTAAATACTGGTGATTTAGATAATCCTTTATTTGCTACTTTAGCTAACAATGTCATTCCTTATGATCTTGCAAAGCAATTTTTATCTCCTGAGACTGTAACATATGAGGCTATTAGAGCAGCAAACTTTGCTGAAATCAGAAATATGTTTAAGGGAACTACCAATCTAAAAGAAATTGAAATAGAAGATGCTCGACTTGCAGGAACTTTTCTTAATGACCTTCAGAAAAAGGCCGTTCTTAATGCACGTATCAAAGCAGAAGGGGCTAAATTGATTAAAGCTCAAGCAGCAGAGGAGATTGATGCGAAATATCCTAATGCCAGCGTTCTTGAATTTCAAAACAGAACAGAGAAATTAGCCAAGAAAAATCTAGAGCAATATGCTAAAGAGTATGCTCAAGAAATAAAAAGAGTTATAGGTTTGAGACCATTATCAAATGTTAACCAGGCAGATAGAGAACTTGTTAAAAAATATATTGTGAAAAACAACGGAAACCTAGACAAAGCTTACAAACAATTAGAAGATGATGGGTATAAATTTGAATGAGTAATCCATTAAAATCCTTTGTGGATGGAAAAGAAACGTCTAAAGCACATCCATTGATGTCTTTTATTGAACCTGAACAGGAAAAATCTATATTTCAGGAAGCTTTATCTACTGCTAAAAATATTGGACTTGGCGTTGCTCAACGTTTTACTTTTCCTGCTGATATAGCACAAGCTATTGCTCTGGAAAATATGCGTGAAGAGGAGCGAGAAGCTCTAATATCAGGCAATAAAGAAGGCGCTCAAGCTGCTCATGAGCAGCAAATGAGAATAGCTCAAGAATTTCCGACACAATCAAACTTAGAAAAAAAAGCAGAAGAGAAGTTTGGAATTGAATTAGAGCCGAAAACGGCTCGAGAAAGGATAGAACGGTCATTTGGAACTTTAGGAATAAACCCTCAAGGACTTATTGGTGCTTTGGGAGAAGAAGGACTGAAAAAAATTGGCGTTCCGGATTGGATTGCTGGTCTAGTGGCTGGGGCAGGAGTCGGAGTGGCAAGAACTAAGGGAAAAAGTGCTGCTCCCGCTACAGCAGAAGCAAAGGAATTGCGAAATATTAGTACAAAACATGAATTACCTTACATGAAGGGAATAGAAAATACAAATATTACTAAACCTGCACAGATTTCTGCTAAAAAACATGCTAAAATAGAGGGTAACCTAGGTAAAGCTAGTCAGGAAGCTGTTGGCAAAATAATAGAAAAAAATATTCCTGTAGCTTCTTTAAAAAAACAAGGAATAAATCTTAAGGATTATTCTGAGCAAGCATTAAAGTATGCGGAACATCAAGCTAAAACAGCTAAACATCCATTTTATACCAAAGATTTAAAAGATTATCTTCAAAATGAGATGTCAGCTATAAAGCAAAAAAGCCCTCACTTAAGTGGCGCTGATCAAATAGTATACAAAGAACTTGAGACATTAAATAATAAACTTGTAAATCCGTTTTACACAGCACAAGAAGGTATTAATATATACCGTGCTCTGAATGAAGATTTGAAATCTATATATCGTAAACCGCAATTTACAGGTGCAGAACCAAAAATAGCCACATCTTATGAAGGTGTAAAAAAGAAAATAATTGATGAGCTTGATCGAGTTAATCCCGAAGTGGGAAAAGCATTAAAAGAGTCTAATAAAATCTACCACCAAAGGTTATCTCTAGAGCAAACAAATAAGATATTAGACCCAGTTTTTGCAAATGGATATAATCCAAGAAAATTGAATTCGATTCTAGCATCGTCCAAGGGAGATTTTTTAAAGCGTAATTTAGGCCAGCAAGGAGTCAAAGAATTACAGGAAATAGCTCACTATGGAAATATAGCTAAGCAAAAAATCCTAAATAGAGTGGACATTGCAAAGCCATTAGAAGAGCAGTTTCGAGGATTGGGTTTTGTTGGTTCAAGAATTTTTACTGCAAAAAAGGTTTTAAAAGTTCCAGGCCATTTACTAAAAACTGCTAGAGGCATTGTATTGACAAGTCCAAAACTTCGCAAAGATTACAAAGACTTTTTAAAGAATGCAGCAAAAAATTCTAGTCTCAAATCTTTACAAAATTCGGCCTCAAAATTTGAAAATGATCTTATTGAAGAGTTTGGTTCAATAGACAATTTATTTGCTATGGCCAAAGAATTCTCTCCAGATCAAGAAAGGGATTTGAACAATCCAGCAAATAAGAATAAAAAATAATATCCAAAATAAAATCATGTAATTACCTCTTTTCCTAATACTAACATTACCCACAATTTACCACAACCTACAATCTTTCCTTTTGCCCTAGTCGTCTTGTTATAGTACGATAGTTTTAACTAACAAGAATTCCTTACACAGGAGCAAGAAGTTTATGCCTTTTCAAGGTGGTATCGGTGGTAATAAGGTATGCATGTTCGCAGGCGGTGGGCAAGTGCCGAATCCCGCGAACGTCACAGTACAAGCTGGAGTCCCTTCTTCAAATGCGCGTGGAGCAAATATTGGCGACATCTATGTTAACAAAACAACATCGATCCCATATATCTGCGTAGCAAGCACAGGCGCAGCAGGCGGAACTACCTGGGAACAACTTGGTCTTGCAACAGGTTCTGTAGGTCAAATTAACGGCGACACAGGCAGCGCACTTCCTAGTGCAGGTGTTATTACCGTAGCTGGAACCGCAAACCAGATCACAACAGCAGCTTCTAGTGCGACAGTAACATTATCGCTTCCTTCAGCTATTACCGCTCCTGGATCTGTAACGGCTACAACTACAGTTACAGCGACTTCAGGCAATATTACTGCTACTAACGGCAATTTTGTTGCTTCAGCAGCAGGCAGTGGTATTGTTGTTCCGGCAGCAGTAGTCGGGCCTGGCGCTTCTCCTCAAGTAAGCAACGCAAGAGCAGGATCTGTTACTTTTAGTAGCGTATCGATTGCAGCAGCAGCAACTCAGACTCTTGTTATAACAAACAGCACTATCACTGGCGCATCTACTAGGATTCTATTTAGTCTTGTGGGCGCAACTACAGGTTCAGCTTTGACAATACAGAGCTATACTCCATCTGCTGGTTCAGTTTCAGTAGTCATCATGAACGGCACAGGAGCTACTACTACTACAGCCAATATAACTCTAGACTATCTAGTTCTTAACTAAGGTAAACTATGCCAGCTATTCAAACAAAGCTTGCTTTTGAGGCGCTAAGATCAGTAGCTGCTTCTACCTTTGATGGTACTTATAAGACTCTTGGTGCGGTTATGGATCACCCGATCCGCATCTTCAAGATTACTAATAATAGCTCAGTTGATATCACCGTCTCTTTTGATGGTGGTACAACTGACCATGAATATATTCCTACAGGGTCATTTCTACTAATCGATGTGGCCTCAGATAGAGTGGCGGACTCAGAGTTCGTTCTCGCTAAAGGCGTACAGGTAAGTGTGAAAGGATCTGCCGGAACAGGTACAGTTTATTTATCAACCTATTATGCTGCATAGGTGTCATGTCGCAAGCAGGTGTAACAAGTACCACATCCTCACAACAATATGTTAGGTACATTTCACCGAGCATAAACTTCAAAAACACAGGGGCAACTACTATTTTCACAAATGGTAGTTCTAACTTTGTCGTGGATCAGATCATATTCTTAGTGGATACCGTAGTAAATTACAGTGGTGGATACACTGCTAATGTAGGATTTACCGCAGCAGCATACAGCGATTATCTATCTAGCTATGTGACAAGCCTACAAGATCCATCTACATATGACATTATTGATATTAGCGGAAGTGAAGATTCTGGAATTTTTCCGTATCTTCCGGCTAGTACAGCACTCCGCGTAAATGTTACTAGCGGTGCTATAGCCGATACTTTTACTGGGCGCGTATTAATTTCTGGATTTATAGTGTGAGGAAGTATGTCACAAGCTGGGGCTAATGGTTCAGGTGGTGGTGGTGGAGGTTCTGCAACCTTTACCTTCACTGATAAAAATACAAGTTTTTCAGCCTCTGCAAATAATGGTTATTTTTGCACCGCTGCTTTAACAGCGACATTGCCTACAAGTCCAACTCAAGGAAGTTATGTCATTATCGAAACAACTACAGGCTCAGCGGTAGTAGTTCAGGCAGGAGGAACCAATGTTATTGAACTTGGTTCTGGAAGCACTTCTGCCGGTGGAACTGCTACAAGTAATGCAAGTGGAAATTCAGTCTTTTTAATATTTAGATCAGCAAATTCAACCTGGTACTCGATATCCACAGAGGGTTCTTGGACTTTAGCTTAGGAGTTTTATGGGAACACCAGCCAACGCTTTAAATATCACTGCTCCTGGTTTAGTCCGTTTTGACGGAGTAAACACCTTCAGCGGAGTCACTACAACTCAACATGACTTGCTTATTGGCGCTGCTTCGAATGGTATAACATCTGTGGCTCCTTCGGCCACTTCAGGTGTTCCGGTAATTTCTCAAGGCGCGTCAGCGGACCCAACTTTTGGTACTGCTGCAATTGCTGGAGGAGGAACAAATGCAACCAGCTTTTCGACTACGAATGGCATAGTTACGTATGACGGAACGAGATTAGTTTCTTCTACTCAAGCCACAATTTCATCCGGTGTCTATACAAATACGGGTCAGGTTGGCGGTACTTGGGATCTGACAAATGTTACAACAAATTTTACTGGAGATGGCACAGTCGCTACCGTGCCTTTCAATCACCAGGCTTGGCAGCAAGGAAATAACTTTAACACTACTACAGGTGTTTATACTGTTCCGAATGCTGGCAAATACATAGTTTCAGGGATGATAACCTTTAATAATCTTTCAGGTGTTTTCAATGCTGGTGAAGTAAGCATTAAGTCCTCGGCAGGAGTTTTTACGAGACAGCTTTTTAACCCAGGGCTAGTAAGAGATAGCAGCAACAATACATGTATACCATTTTCCGCCGTAGGCAGCTATGCAGCCTCTGATACAATTTATGTTGATGTTAAGGTATCTGGCGGTACAAAGATCGTAGGAATAAAAGAATCTTCCTTCGGTGCATTCACTTATTTTTCTATCATGAAGGTCGCATAATGACAGCTTTCCAAGACACAATTACACAGTATAACGTCATAGTCGGTGATGCAAACAAAGCTTTAGCCTCTGTTGCACCATCTGCCACCTCTGGTGTGCCTCTTGTCTCTGGCGGATCATCTGCAAATCCTAGCTTTACGACCGCAGTAGTAGCAGGTGGAGGAACGGGAGCCACAAGTTTTACTGCATATAGCCTTCTATGCGCAGGCACTACATCGACTGGCGCAATGCAAAGTGTAGGCACAGGAAGCTCAGGGAAAATATTGCGCTCTGCTGGTTCGTCTGCTCTACCATCTTGGAGCACGGCGACCTATCCTGCAACGGCTGGATCATCAGGAAATGTTCTTACTTCTAACGGCACAGACTGGGTAAGTTCTACTCCCAGCTCATCTTCAGGTGGCATGTTGATGATAGCTAATGCACTTCAAACTAACCCTGCTGATGCTACAACGTATTATTATGGTGTTCCCAACACTACAACCACAGCAGGTAGCACTCTAGTTCGTATAAATATTGCAAAGGCAATAACAATTACTGCTTTTTATGGTAGCTGGAACATAACCGGAACTGCATCAACAGAAAGTGTAAGCGTATACATCCGTTTAAATAATACTACCGATACAACTATTACAACATCATTAAATGTAAGCGGCACTAATGGATCTTTCAACGCAACAGGCCTTAGCATTTCATGCGCTGCGGGTGATTATATACAACTTAAAGTGGTTACTCCTACCTGGGCTACCAACCCTACTGGTTTGTCAATAAATGGATCTGTCGCTTATTAACGTTCTAGTTGACTTTTGGGTGAATCTTTGCCATAACGTCATGTAAAAAGGCTTTACATGGCAAAGATTTTCATCGCAACACCGGCATTTTCGGGCCAAACTCACGTACTTTACACTATAGCGCTTGCTGAAACTTGCACCGCGCTTTCTCATGCCGGACATGATACCGTAATCCGCATACATAGCTCAGGATCATTGCTGGTGGCGGAACGAAATAACCTCAACGATGCATTCTTGCGGTCAGACTGCACACACATGCTTTGCATAGATAGCGATCTTGCATGGAGATATGATGCAGTTCTTGCAATGCTGCATTATGACAAGGATTTTATCGTTGGATGCTATCCAGCAAGAAAAAAACCTGATGTTTTCCATTTCATTCCAGATGAAAACGAAGATGGCACAATTAAGACTGATGGCCCTTTGATTAAGCTAAAGTATGCCCCGGCTGGCTTTATGCTGCTTAAAAGACGAGTCCTTGAAAAGATGACAGAGTTTCACAAAGACCAGCAGTATGAGCCTATAGATGAAAATAGCGGGGAAACACCAGGCTGCGCGCTGTTTAACACAGAAATTGTCAATGGAGCTTTTTGGGGAGAGGACTATGTATTTTGCCGCAGGGCTAGAGAGGCTGGCTTTGACATTTGGTGTGATCCACGATTTGTATTTAATCATGCGGATACTGTCGGATGCCTTGCGTCTAAATTGACCCAGGATAAAACGATGTATATCAAGCCACCACAGGGCTTGCCTTAATCTGAGTTTGAAAAGCGATTGGGATTAAATGCCACGTTATTTGTGGTGTGTATCAATCTTTGCGTCTTCGTAACCTTTCTCGTTGAGTGCTGGCCCTTTGACCAGCGCTCATTTTGCATCTTAATTTTGTGATGTTCAGCACAATAGGAGCTGCAATATTTCTGCGTAGTATGCGATGTCTCGAAATTGTGCTGGCAGTTAGGGCACTCTTTTTTCATCAAAAAGGGCATTCCTCTTCATCTAGAACAGGTGCTGGGGGCCGTTTTTGCAGCTCTTCATATTCGCCTTTAGCTATCAAAGCCAAGACCGAATCTTGGAACTTTTTATGCCTAGCTTCATCAAACTTTACTAAAGATTGATACTTTTTCTGGCCATCTTTTTCATACTCTCGGCTTGGGAGGTTTACCCATTTCTTGCCGTCTTTGTCGAAAAAAGAGCAAGCAATCGTCATGCCCCATTCCTCGATTACGACATCAAAAAAACCTCGAAGGTAGCCTTTTTCTATTGGTTTAAAGTTAATTATTTTCATGTAATTTTCTTTCTTTTAATTTTGTATTAATATATGGTGAAAATCTGTTTAGAAATTCTGCTAGTGCCAGCGATCCATCACAAACTATTGTGTCAATATAATCATAATTAAAGCTCACATAGTATGTATGTGCAAGTCGGTTGGCGTATATTTCGATAATGAAATCATGACAGTCTGAATTTTCAGGAATATACACTACATTATAACAATGCGTTGAAAGCCAATCACTTGAGCCAAAATCATCTGGCATTTCAAGCACATCATAAGTGCCGTTTAAATTGTATTTATAAACCGTCATTATTCCATTTCCTGCACGCAGCGAAGCATTTCTTTTTTGTAATAAGATTTAATATCCTTTTTCATAATTTCTGACATGCTATTTATCTCTTCCAAAATTCTTTCATAGTGATCTATGCAAGATGGATGAAATTTCTTGCTGAGATTAATAAGTTCATTTATATGCTGCTTTACGTATTGAGTTTTTGAATGCAGAGAATCTAAATTTTGTTCCATATTGCTTTTTTGATATGAAATATCATTTTTACATTTCTCTTCTATCACATCTTTTATATAACCCATGTTTTATCTCCTTTTAGGTTGTTTTTTCATTTCCGCTAAATTGCATTGGTACAAATCTGCTAAATTTCAGCTCTTCTGCGACATAGAGTACAGTAGTCGGGCCGTGTCTGTTTTTTTCAATCATGACAGATATTCGACCAGGCCTATCATTTGCATTGTCAGAGGATGGCCTATGCAGAAAAATCACTTGATCCGCATCTTGCTCGATAGAACCTGATTCTCTTAAATCCGATAGCTGAGGCTTGCCGCCAGCTCGATTTTCTACTGATCGGTTTAGCTGTGAAAGGCAGACAATCGGAATGTCAAGCTCCATGGCTAAAAGTTTTAGCTTACGGGAGATGTCCGACACCTCATTGACGCGGCTATCGCTATTCTTAAACTTGGCCGACCCGCTTATAAGTTGCAGATAGTCAATTATTAACAACTCAATCTTGTGTACTTCTTTTAGCTTCTTGGCGGCAATCATGATTGAAGAAATATCTACGTTGTAAGAGGTGTAAAAGTGTATCGGCGCTTCTTGAATTTTAGCCACGGTATTAGTAAGCTTTACCCAGTATTGCTCGAGATGGCCTTTATGGATTGCTTCGAGAGGGATCTCTCCTTGATTGGCAAGTATTCTTTCGAGTATTTGCTGCGGATCCATCTCAAGAGAAAAGATACCGACTGGCCTATTTTTCCTAATGGCTTGCTCAATTGCAAACTCGATAGCCATAGTCGTTTTACCGACACCAGGCCGAGCTGCTAAAATTACAAGATTTTTCTTACCTAGTCCATTTAGCGTTTCATCGAGTTTTGGGAATCCCGTCGTCAAACCAAGGCAATTACCTACCCCTGCCTCTTTTCGTTGATCCTGCCTCGATTCTAGCAGTTCTAGGATGGTTTCCGGTTGCTTCTCCGTTCCGCCTTTGCAAATTTGCTCAATTGTTATGAATTCATTATAAGACTTTTTTTTGCCAAGGTTGTGCAGTTCGGATGTGACCATGGAAATATGCTTTTCGACGGTGTCGGCATTTTCGATGACCTCTTTTGCCGAGCGCTGATGCAGATGGATAAGATCTCTACGGATTGACTTATCTAAAATAATGCTTGCGTACTCTTCGGCATCATAGGCAATGAGTGCAGCTTCTTTGCACTCGAGAAGATAGGCTATTCCTCCAGCTGCGGGAAGCTGGTTCTTCTCTTTCAAAAGCTCAATGAGGATCTGAAGCTCTGCCGGCTTGTTGTTCTCATAGAGATACTGCAAGTGCTGGAACAGCACAATGTTTCTTGTATCTAGAAAATCTTGCGGAGTGAGCCTCTGGCAAGCTAGGTCATTGTCTCCCGCTGATGAGAGCATCATGCCGATTAAAATTGTTTCTGAATCTACCGCGTTAGGTAGCTCGTGATATTTTTTCATATAACATCCTTATGCAATTATTAAACACTTTTTCAAATAAGGCTTCTTGACATTTGAAAGCACTATACTCGATGCCGTCAAAACCGACAAGCAAATCATCTCGGCTTTCGCTGCAATAAACACCGGCTATCCGGCATAAATCTTTAACTTCTTTAATTATTTCTTGCTGCTTAGTAGAATTATTTTTAACCGGCCCAGACTTTTCGTAAGATTTTGCTTTCCCTTGAGCGGATCGTTCGAGTCTGCTCATGTGCGTTTTGCATAAGCTCGTGAATACGGCTATTGGTTTGTCTGGAGTCTCAGGCATTTTGCTAATGCATCGCTTCGCGTAGGCTATAGCATCTCGAGGATATTGCTTTAGTTGGCGCTTGTCCTTTTGGCTAAATGGCAATGCCTCGATATCGTCTCTTTCGAGAGGCTTGGAGTTTTCTTCGTGAGAGTGCTCCTGTGAGGGAGCTTCGAATTCGTTAGTATTTATATATAAGGAAGGAGTGCACTTTTCCGCGTGACGGTTTTGTGCACACGGCGAACATTTTTTGAATTTTGGTTCTTCTGAAAAATAATATACTGTGTTTTGAAACTTGCCTTTAAATTTTTGTTGTGTACGAGTTATGTATCCATGAGCGATACCCTCATCAAGAATTTTATATACCCAACGCTTGCAAAATCCCATCATATCGATAAGATTTTGTAAAGAGAACACCCATGTATTAGGCTTTCTTAAACAATAAATTAATAACATTTTTAGATTATGACTGATTTCCATATTGTCAAGTAGCTGATTGGAAATCATTGTATAGGGATGCTCGCGATCATGGGGCGAGCGCTGAAAAGTAATTTCTACGGACACAATTCTTCATGCCTTCAGATCTTTATGTTTAAGAAAAATCAGCAACATGATAGGATCTTGACTATCATGTTGCTGGGAAAAGGGTCGCGCAAACTTGGTTGGATACGCGGCCCTTTACGTTTTAATACGATAACTTTAATTAACCTTTTTGTCTTCCTAAAAAAGTCAATGCTTTGTAAATTACGTCACATGGTGTAGCATGGAATGGCAAATATTAACCACATTTTTCGCTTTCATTTCCGTAGTCCTTTTGGTTCTGCTATTTACGAAACAACATGTGCTTGCTCGAAAATTAGATTACTATCTTGATCACAATATGACCCTATCTGAGAAAGTAAAACTCATCTTATCTATCGTCGAGCAAATCGAGTCAAAGCAAGATCTTATGTTCAAAAATGCTCGTCCTATGCCCGGAGAAGTAACTAGAGATGATATAGGCGAAGATTTGTACTGGGAAAATCCTAAAGTTTCATCCGTGATCGAATTCAAAGAACAACCTGGGGAAACATTTATGGAAGCTGCTCGTAGGGCCATTGAGAAGCATAATGCTAAAGTATTTTCCATAATACCGCCAAAAAAAAGGGGACGTCCGAAGAAGTCCCCTGATGCTATTACGATTAAACTTGAGGAATGACTTCCTCAGATGGCTTTAACGCTTGCTGATACGCTTCTAGTTCTTTGACGAGCTTAGTCATCTGAGAGTCGCTATTTAGCGATGATCTGATGACGACATCTTCGGTCAAGTTGCGTTTAGCGCAGAAGTCCTTTAGAAATTCCTTGAATTCAGCTTCTTCAACTGGCTGTCGTAACAGCACCTCTGTCAAAAGATCGCCAAATCTAGATGCTTCAAGAGCTGGTCTCGCTGCCTCTTGCACAACAGCAGTAACCTCAATGTCAGTTTGGCTAATTTCTGGTTCTTTATCTTCTCTCGATGTTGCTTTGATATCTTCCATTTCACCGTCTGTGTATGCGCCTCCTATTACGTCGCTAAATAACATTCTTCCTAATCTGCCCATGGCTCTGCTGTAGAGCATATCTGAGCGCCATTTGTTCCAATTTTCTTTGTTGTGTATGCCAGCCCTTTTAGCGTCTTCATAACTAAAACTAATAGTGCACTCATCATCATTATCCTTGCGCCTGCCTTTCAATATACAAGCTACATCGTCATTTTGTATAATTTTGATGCTGTGTCCCGCCTTTCTGATCATGTCAGACATGAGTATCGGCTTCATACTGATCTTGCCTTGGATGATGTCAAATCCGTTCATCAATGCTTTAACTGGATGGATGCCAAGATCTCTTGCATACAGAACAAGAACCGCAACGGTATCTTCGTTCCAATCTTTAGACCATTTGCCTGTCTTCACGATCATTTTGCCGACTTCTCTTGCGTAGTCGAGTTCTGTTTTGTAATGTGCAGCTTGCACTAATTCGTTACTCATAATTTTATTTTCCTTTTAGTTCATCTGGCCACGGTTCGCCGAGATCATGCTCAGGAACCGGATATATTTTTTCCATGTAGCTCACCTCCAGAGAGATAAGTTACTTTGTCTTGTATAAATGTTCAAGTTTATTATAACAATCTAGTAACTGATTGTATAATTGGTTAGAGACATCCAGTCTTTTTTTGTAAAAAGCAATTTCATCTTCCATTGTCTCGCGTAAAAAGATTAGCTCGCTTTCGTATTTTTGCTTTTGTATAGCTAATTCGCGCTCTAGCGTCTCGATACGCAATTCTTTCCAGCAAAAACTTAGTGCTTGATCAAATTCTTCCTGTGTCATACCATACCTACCGGATATCATAATTATCTCCTGCCGTTTCTGCGGCAAATTTTTGGTGTTTTAAGTTCGGCGCTGTGAATTTCCCTCACAGCGCTTTTTTATTTGTAATAACGTTCTAGATCTTTGATCTGTTCAATCAAAATCAATGCCTCTTGAGCATCTTCTTTGGAATAGTTTTTGACATCTATGTCATCAACAGGCTGCTCCATGTCGTAGTAATCATCATTGTCTGAGATGATGATCGCTAGCCTGCCGCGGAGTTTGCTGATTTCTTTGGCTACTCCGAGGTTTTCCCATTCTTCAAATTCCATTGCTAATTGCTGGTAGTTCATGCTGCTCCTTTTGTTGTATAGCTCAAGGTTAACATTAACCACACAAATTAAGCAAGACATTTCGCATCTGATTTTAGTTCCCAATACCGAATTGCCGCTTCTATGCACTTGTCGAGCACTTCTTGCTCAAATGTGAAGTTGAAAACAATAGGCTCAACCGGGTCATAAATCAGCTCGTTATATCCGTCAGATTTGTACTTAATTCGCTTGTGATGGCGAAGATTTATCCACATCATCCTCTCAGATATGCTGTAGCCGTTTTCTTTAAGCAGATACCAATAGAAATGAGCCTGCATTTTCCATTGCTGAATATGCGGCGATGCTGAGCATTTCCAGTCTATAAGCATGTCAGGGCCATTTCCTTGTAATAGACCGTCACATTCACCGGTTATCATGAGCTTATCGCAATAAAGCCTTTCTACTTGCCTTATGAGAGGGATTTTTGGGTACATCATTTTGTAGCTGTTAAAGTATGCCTTTGCTCTATCGCATTCTAAAACAACAAAGTCATCCCTACAATCTTGCAGAATGGCATTGTGTACATTTGTGCCAATCTTTGCCTTGGCCTCTAGTATATCCTTATCGACATCGACATAGGGAAAAAGCATTGCTAAAATTGCGCTTACTCGTACATGTTGGGTCATAAGTATCTCTTTTGTTTAAGTTCACGTTGACTATAATCGAGGTTAACATTATACTCAAGCGAAACAAAGGAGGTGCTGATGAATTTAAGAGAGTGGATGGATCAAGAATGCATTGAAGTTAAACAACTTGCGGGAAAAATGGGGGTATCGAGACATACTATACATTTGTGGCTAGCAGGGAAAACGCGTCCGCTACGCGTGCATAGGGCACTAATACAAAAAATAACTAAAGACACAATTAAGATAGGAGACTGGGATGAAACAGGAAAAATGGATCGACGCGTATCAAGCAGCAAAAAAGATGGACTGCAAAGTTCACAACGTTTGGGCAATGATTCGAAGACTAAGCCTAAAGTCAAAAAAAATAGACGGTAAGCTTTATACTTGCGACCAATGGATCGAGGAATTTCTTGAAAACAAGCGCAACAAAGACCTTCACAGTATTTTCAACGGTCGCAAAGTTTTTGATCCTGATAAGGGCGAACTTAGCTTATCGATGGTGGCGAAAGAATTAAATCTTGCTAAACGCACGCTTTTTTATTATATACATTCGGGGAAACTGAAGAGCCACCGTAAAGGGCACTACATAGTAGTATTGAGAGAGAATCTGGAACAATTTAAAGTTGCTCAATGGGGCGACAAATACGACCTTAAAAGTAAAAATGCTTGATGCAATTCCGTTAAAAGATTATGACATATGCAATGAGACCTTGCGTATGTTCCTATTTGAGATACACAGTACACCGCGTCCACAGAAGCAAACACAGCTTGGGCGCGGACATTGGTATGACCCGTCGAAGATGACTAAGAAGCAAATCCAATGGCAAATTGCGCCCCATGCTCCAAAAGAGCCATTGAGCGGCGCTCTTGAAATGCATATTGCCTTCTACATGCCGATCCCAAAAAATGCCCGTGGCCTGCAACGACAAGCCATGTCTCACAATGTCGTAAAACATTACAAGCGACCTGACATTGACAATTTGGCTTACATCGTGACTAACGCTTTAAAAGGCATTGTCTACAAAGACGATAGCCAGATTTGCCGTCTAGTATTGGACAAGCTTTATGGCGAGCAGCCTAAAACTGTGATTAAGGTAATGGAAGTATGAGACTAATTTACGAGCATGATCAGGAAGAGGATTTTGTAGAGATACATCTTACAGAGAAAGAGCTAAAAGATATACTTAAGGGCGATCCAGTGGCAAAAGATTTTCCTGCCGCTTTGCACGAAAGGCGTAATACAAATATTTACATAAGGAGAGGGGCAAATGCCATTAGTTAAGGGTAAAAGCGAAAAAGCTATTAAGCAGAATATTGAGACAGAAATGAAAGTCGGAAATCGTCCACGCAAACAAGCAGTGGCGATAGCTTTAAACGAAGCGAGAAAGTCAGGGGCAAAAATTCCTAAGAAGGGTAAGAAGTGAGCGAGTTTATCGTTAAGACAACAGCAGAGTGGCATAGCGCTACTGAATCTTTGCCTGAGATCGGTAAGACTGTAGAGGTTTTAGCTACGATGATAACAAAAGCATCTCTGCTTAGCACCGATCCTAAGCAGATGTGGCAACAAGAACAAGACGCAGCTGATGCGCAAACCGAAGTGAAATTGTGGAGAGAGTGTGATGTTTAGGGATAAGTTTTTGGAATATAGAGATCAAAGAGGACATAGACCTTTTGATGAAGAAGCTGATGCAGAGTTTGTAAATAAATTATGCTCACAAAGCCTCAGTGACTTTTGCAGAAAGATTTTTTCTGAAATCGTTGATATCGAAAGACGTCTTGAAGATTTAGAAAATAATAAGGGCCTCCAATAAAGAAAACCCTTGGCGCTTGTGAGAGTTACGCTATCCTTTCTTTCACGAGCGTTTGCTCATTAAGATGCAGCTGTTCAGTTCTGCAGTCTTCATAAAATCTAAGATACTCTTTCAATTCTAAGAAGTTACGCTGATACTTGCGCTCTCTAGCGATGCGTCTTTCTTCTCTTACTGCTTCAAAAGCTTCTTTCCATGTTGTCATTTTAGGTCCTTTTTTATTGTTAACTTTGTGGGATGTATTTGTTCATGCTGATGCCTTTTCTTGATTGAATAGGCTCATAATCTCTTTAACTAATTCTTTACATTGCGGATCATCTTGATACCCACTGGTATAGAATTTTTGCCATCCCTTAAATGTGCTAGTATTATATACATTCCTGTTGAAACACCGTTATCTCGTTCGTTTTTTAGATCATTTAGGTAAATGTCATAATCCATTGTAATTTGCTTCATACTGATCTCCTTAGGATGCCTTACGTTCAATTTGATAAAATCCACTGAAAGTTTCGAAATTTTGTGGCCCAGTGAACCATTTCTCTAATTCACTTCCATAAAATTGTCTTACCTGTTCGTGGTACATTTCTAATAGTTTTAATTCCGCAGCTTCTTTAGTCGGGAAATACTCGCTAAATTTGGACTTTTCTCTCTTGAAGTATAACTGCCATTCCATATGTGTCTCCTTAGTGTTTGTTCGTGGTTAACATTATGCACGACCTGCATTTATTTACGCAACAAGAAAAGGAAAAAACTTGCGATTTGTCCTAAGTTGTTATACGTTAGTATTAACCTAAACACAAGAGATTAGATCATGGCTGCTCCAAAGGGCAATCAATACGCGAAAGGTCATGGCAAAGGTAGACCCAAAACTTGGGATGACGACGCTATTGAAAATGAAGCCGAAGCTTTGCTCGAATGGATAAAAAACCCTTCCAGCTACTACCTTGGAGTGTTTGCTGAGAATCGCGGATACAATCGAGCCAAACTTTCTGTGTGGGCAAAGTCAAATGAAATCTTTCGTAACGCTTATGAGAAAGCGCAGCAATGGCAAGAGAATTTATTTATCCACAATGGCCTCACAAAGACATGGGATTCTACCTTCACCGCTAGAGTAATGGCTAGGGTATGTGGCGATGAATGGAAGAACTCTTTTGATAAGGATACGAAGGATATTAACAATCTAGATATCCTCGAATTTATCTCTAGACTCATGCAGCAAGCAAAGGCAAAGCCCGATGCTAACTCAGGAACATAAAGAGCTTCTAACAGATATCTTCACAGACGAATGGACTAGGCTTAACACCCTCTATCATATAGTAGATAAAGAGGGGAATAAGAAGGTCTTCAAAGCTAATTGGGCACAGAAAGAACTCTACTATAATTTACACAATCTTAACATTGTCCTAAAAGCTAGACAGCTTGGTATCTCTACATTTATTGGCCTGTACTTTTTAGACAAATGCCTATTTGAGGATAACATCTCATGCGGCATGATTTGCGACTCACGGGAGAATGCCAAGCAGTTCTTTAAGCGCATTAAGTTTGCTTACGACCAATTGCCAGAGTTCCTCAAAGCCATCCGTTCCGCAACTGTAGACTCAGCCCAAGAGCTTGTTTTTAGCAATGGCTCATCTATTCGTGTCGGTACATCAATGCGCGGCTCTACGCTTAACTATCTGCATGTATCGGAGTTTGGTAAGATCTGTGCGCATTACCCTGAGAAGGCACGTGAGATTATCACTGGTAGCCTTAATACATTAGCCGCTGGTCAATTCTGCTGCATTGAGTCAACGGCTGAAGGGCAAGACGGCGAGTTTTACGACATGTGCCGAACAGCTCAAAGGCTAAAAGAACAAAACAAAAAGCTCACCAAGCTAGACTACAAGTTCCACTTCTTTCCTTGGTGGAAGGAGCCTCTCTATATACTTAAAGACAAGGTTGCCATCGAGCCTGAAAAAGAGAAATACTTTGCTCAGCTCAAGCACCTCGGCATAGAACTCACAGAGCCTCAAAAGCAATGGTATGTATCTGTCGAAAAGACTCAGTCTGAGGATATGAAGCGTGAGTATCCAAGCACACCTGAAGAGTCATTCCAAGCTGCTACTGATGGCGCGTACTATCACAAGCAATTGTCTCTAGCTAGGATGCAAGGCAGGATCAGCACTGTTTATCACAACGAAGAACTGCCAGTACATACCGCTTGGGATCTTGGCTATGCTGACGACACAGTTATATGGCTGTTTCAGATGGAAGGCCAAGAGATACACATATTCGACTACATAGAAGGATCGGGAGAGCCGCTTACATACTATCTCAAGCTGCTTAAGGCTAAAGGCTACATCTACGGCACGCATCTTGTTCCTCATGATGCAAACAACACAGAGTATGGCTCAGGATTTACTCGGATCGAGACTGCACGTAAAGCCGGCTTTACATTGACGCTTACAACTGATGTCGGCGTAGACGAAGGCATAGACGCAACAAGGCTTATCTTCAACCGCTTTTGGTTCGATGAAGTCAAGTGCGCTAAAGGCATACACCATCTCGACAACTACAAGAGAGCCTGGAACACAGCTCATGGCTGCTGGTCATCTCGGCCAAATCACGATGAACATAGCCACGCCTCCGATGCGTTACGTTATCTATCCGTTGGCTTAGACAAGATCGGGACAAGGCTTATCAGTGATGCCGAGGTCGAAAGACTGCGCGACATCCATCAGCCACGTTTCAGTTGACCTAAAAACATACCGAGGTTAATCTTGGACAAAATAGGTTGCCCTATGCGTACACTTCTTAGTTTAATTCTGTTAGTATCAATCTTAATATTTTTGTTTCAGGTAGCAATAAGTGATCATCTCGATGACATAGAGGATCACGTGATGAATATTTATGACTCAACGCAGCTATATTGTAGGAGATAGCATGACCCACGTAGCCAACAGCCCTAGACCTCCAAGGCCCAATAACTTATGGAATATGTGGCCATACCCACAGACTACCATTAGCACAGTTCCGCCGACACAATACTATCCACAGGGGCCGAGACCAAGATGAAACTGAATAATAATGATATGACTCTCTTTGTATTAAATAGTTTTGAGGTTGAAGGCAAAGATAGCCCAAATCTTATGCATTACCATAATTGGCTTTTAATGCAGACAGATATTAAAGATAACGGTTTTCAAGAAATCGCAACCAAATATCCTGATTGCATCTATGATAAGAATGTAGATTACCAAGCTAAATTAGAGGAGTACTTAGATGACCAAAACAGTTCCCAAAACCAATAACATAGATTATATATGTAAAGGGTGTAAAAGAGCTGTAAATCAATCGATATGCCTTAGACAAGGATTGTCTGTAAAATGTATGTCATATGTTTGTGATAATTGGGAGAGGAATCCTTGTAACGCTTATAACATTTTCCATTATACTTATGACAGATTAAGAGAAGAAGGTATGATAAATGACCAAAACAGTATCAGTCCCTAAACACATCCCAATAGCGCCTTTCTGGTTCGAAAACATTCAGGTTACATGGTGTAAAGCTCCTGGCCCTCAGTGGCCTAGACATTTCTATGGGCCTAGAGCATGAAGAAAGCAATTATTGTTCGGGATGAACTTTACCCCTTTTATATATTAGACACTAGCGAAATGGCTATTAAAATAGCCTGTGGTGAGATAGTAGATATTTCCGATGACTTTTATACTGAATACATTAAAGTTATGAAAGATTTTAATGCTATGCAAGATCTTTTGCGTAGAAAATCAAAAGACAATCTTCAATACCAAGATCCACCAGAAACGTTTGAGGGAATTCCAGATTCATGAAATGGATAAGTTAAAATAAATAAGATGAGGTCATTATGTCCGAAGTCATGAGATGTCCGTTAGTAGAGGGAACCTATACAGTGAAAGCCCACGAAGTCGAGGCGCCGTTTGTCGCTTACTGGAATGGCAGACGTTGGATACATGGCGCTATGAAGTATAACATTAATATACATACATGGATTAAAAACTAATGGAGCATGCTTTGTTTTACAAAGTTTTTTGCTCTATAATCGTTATTTGCATAATTCCATATCTCGTTAACTCTTATAAGCTTGCAAAATCATGGCCATTGTTTTATGTTGCGTTAACTTTTATTGGGTTTTTTTTAATAAGAATATGGTGTTAAAGGCTACCGGAGAAAATTATGACTAAAACTAACTACATACCACGCCCTCCAGCACCTTGGTCTAAGCCTTATCCTTGGTGGAAGCCTCAGACTGTTTTTATACATATCAATGCTACGCCTGTAATTCGAGGTCAAGGCGGGATATGAAATGGATATCTTTTAACGATAAGAAGCCTGAGAAAGGGCAGCTCATCATTATCTTGGATGACGGCAAAGTTTTTGCCCATTACTTTTGTGCTCATGAGTCTGAATATTACCCATGTGTAAAGTGGATACCATGGCCAGAGGAGTGACACATGCTACGGGTCAACGTCTGATAACACTAATTATGTTGTGTTAAAATGGAATATATTAAGTTAATACTATCGGTAGTGATTTTCTGCCTAGGATTATCCATCATCTGGTATAACGTACATAGAGACACATAACTTTTGGAGGTGTCAGATGGTCCCGATTGAAAAAGTAGAGGCAAGAAGCTCTGTAGACATAGATGATAGCTGCAACAACTGCTGCTATGGCTGCTGGAAAACACCAGCCCAGACAACACGTCCAGAGCGATCAAGTTCTATTCATGAGTTTGCAGAACACGTCGAGGATGTGCTCAAGGGCCATCTTGAAGTAACCCCAAATGAAATCAAAGTATTTAGCTCGATCCCTCCAGAACAGCGTGAAGACGGCATGTGGGAGCTGACGATAGAGCGTAAAGATGATGGCCTTAAGGCACGTCGTCAAGAATCTCAGGCAAGACTTCAGGACGCAGGAAAAAAAGTGTAGGTAAAAACCAAGGAGGAAAAAATGGGTGCAATTTTGAGTTTTATACAAAAACATACAGGTATTCTTGTAGCAGTCGAAAAAGCGGCTCTTCACGAGCTTCCAAAGCTGCTTCAGGCTCTTTATCCACAAGATCCTGTTATTCAGGAAGTATGTGGTAAAATTATTGACGAGCTAGAAAAGCTGCAAGGCATACAGCAGGCATAACATGGCAAAGACGGTGACAGTTAAAATAACTCCACCGCCAAACAGGGGCTACGTTGGCTGGCAATTTCCAAATCAGTTTGGTGGGCCAGTGCGTATCCCCTATCCCAATGCAAATCAAGTTAATCAACCTGGAACAAGATGACAAAACGTGAACGAGTAGAAGATCTTGGCGTGCTCAAGGTTATGCTACAAGAGATTTTAGACAATGAAATCTTTGCCCATACTAACTCTAAGCATGGCTATGAGCAATGGTTTGAGCAAAATATAGACAAAGATGGTGAAGTTGTCCAACAACCTGTGGGACTTTATGATTTGTTTTCTCGAGTTAGAGGCCTCAGATATAGCCTAGAGGCTGCTTTTGAGATTGCTGTAGGAGATGACGAATGACTCCTTTTGAAAAAGCCTACAAAGCTATAGAACGAGGCGGAAAGCAGTATTTAGATTGTTTTGAAAAAGCTAAATTAGAAAACCGTAAGGTTAGTGCTGAAGAAGCCTTATTATTTACAGACGTCTATGGGTTGGAAGCTTTTGCAGTTTATATGATTGCCTTTAGTCATGGCGTGGAGATAGATGTTGAAGGTTTTGAGAATATTATTAAGGAAAGGTCTAAGGAAAGGACAAGAATTTGTCCTGCAATTAGATGTTTTCACATATCGAAATTAGGAGATGAAGAGTGAATATTATACCAATGCCTCCTGAAACGCGTATGCAAGTTCATTATTTGCATTTATACAATTTATGGGAAAAATCCCATTACGAAAATACAAAAGAATTTCCTTCTTACGAAGAATGGAAAAATGAATACTTAAATACAAAAGAGCATAGATAGAGTGATCATTCATGGCGACTGCTTAGAAGTTATGACAAAATATCCTGACAATTACTTTTCGGCAGTGGTGACTGATCCACCATATGGGCTTAAGTTTATGGGCAAGCAGTGGGATCATGGGATTCCTGGTATTGAGTTTTGGCAACAGGCATTACGAGTAGCTAAGCCAGGATCGTTTCTTTTGGCATTTGGTGGTACACGTACCTTTCATAGACTTACTTGTGCAATTGAAGATGCAGGATGGGAGATACGCGACTGTATTTTTTGGTGTTACGGACAAGGATTCCCAAAAAGCCATAATTTTGGTTGTAAATGTAGAGGGGATACGTTACCATATAGCCATGAAAAAACAACCAAATCGCCGACCGAATCATCATTGCGATCTCTGCAAGAAACAAATTTATCGCCGGAAATCAACTCTATTGATCAACAAGGGAAAGTTTTGTTCTCGAGCTTGCAGGAACAAAGTTCACAAACATTCGGGACCATGTCCAGCCAAGGGATTGAAGAGAGAAAAGAATCCTGCATGGAAGGGTGGAATAACATACAAGCGGAACAAGGGCAACTATATAGGTCCGAAGTATGTGAGATGTCCAATCGAGTATATATCGATGGCGAGGAAAGACGGTTATGTGATGGAACATCGATTAGTCATGGCGAAACATCTGAACAGAATATTGCAGAGAGTGGAAGTAGTTCATCACAAGGATCACAACACACGCAACAACTCAATAGAAAACCTAGAATTGTTCCCCGACAATCGGACACACAAAATAATAGAATGGCAGCGTGTGAAAAGTGCGGGGGCCTCATCAACTTCAAAGGATTCGGAACAGCCTTAAAACCATCGGTTGAGCCAATCATCATGGCTATGAAGCCATGCGATGGCACTTTTGCTAAGAATGCGGAAAAGTGGGGACAGGCAGGGATTAATATAGATGAAGCAAGGATAGAAGGGAAAAGATGGCCAGCTAACATACTATTTGACGAATCATCCGCAGCAATGCTTGATGAGCAGAGTGGGATAAGCAAATCACCTAAATCAGGAATAAGAAAAGCGTCAAGTGAATTTGGTCAAAATTCAGGTTGGAATGACCATAAAAATATAGATACATTTCGTTTGGGCCACAACGATTCAGGAGGCGCATCTCGCTTCTTCTACTGTGCAAAAGCTTCACCAAGTGAACGTGGTGAAAATAATCATCCAACTGTTAAACCTCTAAAACTCATGGAATATCTCATAAAACTCGTTATGCCTCCTAAAGATGGAATTCTTCTCGATCCCTTTGCAGGATCTGGTACTACCATTGTGGCAGCTAAAAATTTAGGTTATGAAGCTGTAGGCATAGAACTAGAGCAAGAATATTGTGAAATAGCAAATAAAAGAATTGAATCAGTAAAAAATGAACAACAATTGGCATTATTTTAAATATGATTAATACCGACTACGCACAATACCAAGCTTTGGCTGATCTTGTAGTCAATGACGCTATAAAGCAATCCAAAGCTAAGCTAGAAGCCGAAAAGCTAGAGCAAGTTAAGCAAAAAATCTTTACACCTGTAATTGTTGAGACCACTGATGATGAGACTAACTAATTTGTTAATTATTGGCACATGCCTAGGGCTGCAAGGCTGCACCGTCGCTATCAATCTCACCCATACTGAAGGCCAAGCCAGCGACATTGTCGACGAAACACAGACAAACTCACCCAATGTCGACCCTACATTGTCCATTCCTGCGCTGAAGTTTTCTGGCGTTCAAGGTGCTACAGCTCCCAAGCAATTCCCAAAGCCCCCATGTGGCGCAAACTTCCCCTCAGTTAAAAAACTATGTGACACTAATGTCAACGACCAATATAGTAATCACCAGCAATACCCAAAACGGCATCGTCAAGGTGCAAAAAGACCTGATTGGACGGACTAAATGTGCCTAGGATGCTGGAACCCATTAAAAAAAGAGAGTCTATTTATGGACAAACGTATCAAAAAAGCTGAGCAGCATATCGAAAAAGTAGAGAAAAAAGAGTTTAAAGGACTTCTTAAAGAAGACAAAAAGCTTGATAAGAAGCGTGATATGCTCGAAAAAAAAGTAAAGATGAAAAAAGGCTGCTAAAAAGCAATGGATCTTACAAAGATTAGATTTCTTGGCAATAAAGGTTTATATCCAGAATTGCGAGATCCAGATTTTACAGAGTGGGCGTTTGGTTCAACAGATTTATCTACTAGATTGGAAGATACGCCTGCGATGTGGAATGCTTTACATTCCGATCTTTTTGTTTGCTACGGACATGGTGAAGTTAGGCCAACACTAGATCGCATGTATGATTTCTACAAAAAATCGCAGTTGTAAAGCGGTTTGACAAAGTGCCATATTAATATTATCGTACTACGTATTTCACCTGTGTGATACACTCAAATTTTACATAGGTGAAGTATGGCCCAACCCATGTCTGATTATTCCGACGATGCCCGTCAATTTCTCAAAGAGTATAAAGAAAAATCACGCTCACAATCACTTGAAGACCATCAAGACATAATCAAAGAGTTCGGCGAGAACTACGAGCGAGCCTATCAGCAGCTTAATACTTACTATGCGGAAGCCTATCGTGATCTGTCGTACAGTTTAGGCAACCAATGGTCTCTTGAAGAAATTTCTTACCTCAACAATCAGCGTAGATCGAGCTTTACCTACAATATGTGCCGTAGGCTTATCAATCTGATCGAAGGCATCCAAAGAGAAAACCGTCTTGCCACAAAGATCAGCCCGATAGAAGATGCTTCAGAGCCTACTGCCGAGCTGATGACCGATGTCATGCAGTACATAATGAATTCAGGATCAGGCTATGACAAAATATCGCAAGCATTTCGTGATAGTCTTATTACAGGTATATCGTGGATATGCCCATACCTTGACTATAGGGGGGACCCTGTCAATGGGGATGTTAAATTTAACATCACAAATTGGAATGACAGCATATGGGACCCTTTTTTCTTCGAAAAGGACATGTCCGACTGCTCTTTTTGGGCACGTAGAAAGTACCTCGATCGAACCACCGTGATATCACTTTTGCCGGATCAAGAAGAGCGCATCAATGCCCTACCGTATGGCAATAGAGATGACAAATTCACCTACATGAGTTTTGCCAGAAACTGGGGGATGCAAAAGCTGCTGAACTACACGGAATACTGGCGCAGGAAATGGGAGACAAAAAATGTCCTTGTCGATATGGACACTGGAGAAACTACAGTTTGGAAGGGGCCAAAAGAGCGATTACAGTTCATACAAGCTTTACATCCTAATCTCCAAATTGTTCGTAAGCCTGTCAGGACTGTTGAGCTGGGTATTATCGTAGAAGGAGAACTATTGTATTATGGAAAAGATCCTTGGGGCCTTGACGATTACCCTTGTGTGCCTATTTTCGGTGGTGACTATGCACCTTCTTACGATCTTTATACATGGAAGCTACAAGGGATTGTCCGTTACATCAGAGATCCTCAAACTGAGCTTAATAAGCGTATCTCTCGCCATGTTGATCTGCTGGATTCTCAACTTAATTCAGGCTGGATAGCTAAAACTGGTGCTGTAACTAACACCTCAAGCCTTTTTAAGTCTGGTAATGGCCAGGTTGTGTTCATCCGTCCAGATGCTGATATGGCAGATGTTCAACGAATTATGCCTCCAGATATCCCTCAAGGGCAGATGGTGTTAACAGAGATGTTCAATGAGATTATCCCAAATATACTCGGAATTAACCCTGAGATGCTGGGTATGCCCGATAACGAAAAGGTCGAGACTGCTGCTATATTGGCCAAAATGCGTCAAGCAGCGGGACTCGTTAGCCTTAAGGGTGTGTTTGATAACTTGGCTGAAAGTCAGAAAATTCTCGGTCAAAAGGTTCTCAAAATGATGCAGGAAAATTACTCTCCTGAAAAGATCCAGATGATAACCAAGAAAGAAGTCACACCAGAGTTTTACTCGAAGGCATTTTCTAGGTATGATGTCGTAGTCGAAGAAGGCCTCTTGACCAATACTCAAAAGCAGACTGAGTTTATGCAGCTTACTACTCTTAAGCAAATGGGTATGCCTATTCCTGATAGTCTGATCATCGAAAAATCAAGCCTACATTGCCGTTCTGAGCTTAATGAAATCCTCGATGCTCAAGCACAACAAGAGCAAGAAGCTATACAAAGACGCATGGAGATGGAAGATCAACAGATGGCGATCACTACAGAGGGCATAGAAGCTAAAGCTAAGTCTGACCAGGCTCTTGCTATGGAGCGGTTATCGACAATACAACTTAAGAATGCTGAAAATGCCGAAAGACAGCAAAAAGCAGAAACAGATCGTACAGCAGCCGAACTTAATTTTGTAAAAGCCTTAAAAGAACTTCAAGAAATGGATTTAAATTCCCTTTCTCAAAAGATAGCCATGCTTAAGGAGCTAGGACAAATTCAACATGCTGAAGGCGAGCAAAGACGCGCGCAAATTGAACATGAGGCTGCTATGAACCAGCAACAATTGGCAATGCAATCAAACCAGAATGTACCTGTCGGTGGCATTTCTCGCATAGAATAGTCCAATTTGAAGGTATGTTATTTTTGTTGTTACCATCAAGGTGATGTACATGTAGCCTACGATGCTTTTTAGAACAATTTGAGCACTTATATTCGTATAACTTAAGCGCTTCTCGACGATATATCTTAAACCCATGCTTGAATGACGGTGAACTTTCGCCAGTTATAGTTCGTTCATATGCCCATTTGCATTCTTTAGAGCAATATTTTGCATCTTTTCGGTAAGCTTTAACCTGTTTTATCTTCCCGCATTGTTTACATGTCACCGATTTAACTTTTTTATGTTCTTTGCGGTATCTAAGTTGACAAGATTTACAACAGAATTTTCTAAGGCCAGTCGTACCATTTTTTTTCCACATTGCTTTGGATTTTTCAATAAGAAAGGTATTAGAACAGTGAAGACAAGTAAGGCTAATTATTTCAGCTCGCGTGTGGGCCTTTTTAGCACCTTCTCCAGCTATTTGTGCACGACATCTAGGCGAGCAGGTTGTGCTAGTTTGTGCACGACATTCGGGAACTGAATAATCTTTTTGACAAACTATACAAGTTTTCTTTGTTTTAAAAGATTTATTCCATTCTTTGTAACAAGTTTTATCGCAAAACAAATTGGTTTTCTTAGTAATTTCCTTACCACACCACTCGCACTTTTTTATCATCTTACCTCATCTTATTTACTCAAGCATAAGGCAATTGCTCGATCAAGTCAAGCACAACTGAGCATGAGATGGGTCTTATGGAGCGTCAACAGGCGATGAGTCAACCTCAACAGGTGGTTTAGGCAGCTCTGCCCAATATAAGGTTATTGGATAATCGCAATCGCATTCATAACCTGAACATTCACATTTGATTTTCCAGTAAGGTGGATACTTTTTTTCTCCTAAGTAGTAACCTATATATAAGCCATTACCACCAAAATTGTAATAAGTTTCTTTGCAGAAGATTAACACTTCTTTATCTTTTTCAGGTAATCTGTCCTTAACACTAATCCATTCACTCATAGTTCCACAGGTGGTTTAGGTATTAACATCCAGTGCGTGATATTTTCAGGATATATTGTCCATTCCAAGTCATAGTAATATCCTGTAAAATCACAAGATGAAAAATCCCATTCATTTTTCACTTGTCTCGCTATACCAATAGGCTTTGGTTCTCCTGTGCCTTTGCTATCGCAGAATATTAAAACATAGTCATATTCTGGGGGAAGCATGTCACTGCACTTAACCCACTCAGTCATAAATAGGCATCCATAATTCTTTTAAATGTTGATGATAAGGCTTCAGGAATTCAATAATTTTTACTTCATCATTCCTGCACACATCGATTAAGCATGTAATAATATATCCTTTTCGTTGCAAAATAAAAAAAAGATATAAAACACCATCTCTATAGCTATCATCTTCGTTTTTGTTTTCTATCTCCCAATCCCATCTGAAAAGTAAATTATAATCCTTGTCGGCATTATCCCAATCTACTAAAAATTCATTCCAAGATTTATATTTGCAAGTAGTATCTTCGTTTGTGAAATAATTAGTGTTAGTACAATAGTAATTATGTTCTACTTCCCATAAATGTATTTTATTTTTTTCTGTCATCAGTGTCATCAAATTTGATCCACTCAGTCATCTTTTATCCCATATTGTCTTTTAAAACCTGGCAACAGAGAATCAGCCATGTCTTTTCTTATATCCTGCATCATTGATGAAATTTGATCTGGCGGTTCAGGCAATTGTGCCCAGTGCGTGATACTTTCAGGCAGGCACTCTATTTGATAATCACATTTAGGATCAAATATATCTATATATTTACCATCAGTAGGTTCGAATTTTCTATCATGAACATCAAAATAGGTAAATCCAATAAAAGCACCATTTGTCACTAAAATCTGTCTACAATCCACTGGTAAAGCGAATTTAACACTAATCCATTCAGTCATTTGGTTCCTCTATGTACATCCAATGCGTTATCTCTGCAAAGTGATGGGGTTTATACCACTTTTGATCTACAATTATATCTTTGCAATGTACGGTAAAAAAAGTCGTATTTTCTAATGGTTTATTATACATTACACTTTGTGTAGCAAAAATAAAACCAATTTCATCTGTCAAGTGATATGTGGTATTCATCTTGATCGAACTGCAAACAAAATATTTACCATTGATATTAACTAAGAGCTTGCCCTCTTTTTCAGGGAGTCTATCAGAGCACTTGATCCACTCAGTCATGATTCCTTAGGTGGTTCAGGCAATGGCATCCAGTGGGTTACAGTGTCATTTTCACCCATAACTTGATGAGTCCAGTTCACTTGGAATGACTGTTTAAAATATTTATTTGCATATTGAGATTGAAAAACAGGTTTATCGTATATTGGATCAAAAACAATTACCTCTTGACTTTCTAGAGGCAACCTCTCGCTGCATTTTATCCACTCAGTCATTGATTTTCTCCATTAGTTTTTCAAAAGTTGGTGCACAAGTCCAATGAAAGCCACTAGGAGTTTCAGGATACCATTGCGCGGTCCATATCTCTTGTAGTTCACAACATTCTTTAAAAAAACCTAGGTTTCTTTCAGAAAAAGGGTAATACTCAAAATATTCTTCAATTGACTGGTAAGAACCTTTATGGGGATTATGTTCTATTATTAAACAAATATGTTTTGGAAAATTGGTCATGATTTAGTCTTAACAAATTTATTATTATTTATTTCAGCTTTAGTTATGCTAGGCGCGCTATTTCCAATCTCTTTAGCATAACTTTGTGCTTCTTCATAAGTTCCTCTGAATAATGTTTCTCCGATTGGAGAAACATTTTCGTGTACAATTATGCAGTATGTTCGTTCAGTCATGATTTAACCCAATTAATGTTTCAAAGGCTTTTTTTGCTTGTTCTGGAACCACTGCATTGCCCAAGGCTCTAAGTTGTGCTATATGATCTTGGGCATCTTCCCTACATTTTTTAATCCACGCTGATTTAAAACTTTGTGCCAATAATTGTGACAAATCTTGCAAAGAGTTTGGATGTTTGAAGGTTCGTTGTTCTTGTGATTGTGATCCACATGATGCGCTTGTAAGTTTTTTTCTGCTCCGCATGCTTCGCAAAAATTCTCTCGGAGTTTTCGGGCTGCTTTGTGAAATGAGTTCTTGTGCACTGGATGCTTGTTTACATTTCTGTACGCACAAGCGCAAGAACTCGAACAATATTTCTTCTTCAGGAATATAGGACGTCCCTGAAGTTTCCCATTCCTGAAGCGAGGACGCAATATTTCCCCTTTGCAGTAAAGACAAAACTTCTTCGGGACAAATTTCATTGGTTGAGGCATATTGATATATTAACATAGAGCCTTCAATTAAATCAATTGTGTCCAAGTTTCTTTGTATCCCATGAGAACACTTACCCATCTCGGACACAGTTTCTTGCCAATGCTCTCTGGATTCAAGCGGCCAATAGAATCTTGAAGATCTTCCCCATGTGTTTTGTTTAATCGAGTCGGACTTGGTTGCCGAATGGGTTTGTTTGCTTGGCTCGCTGTCGGGGTAGCCATTAATACCATGCTGTGTAAACATGGAGAATTTCTTTTCCGTTCGCTCGGTGTATCTGTTTGTGCTCTTGCTTGAGGAGTGGGCCAAAAGAAACCATCTTTCACGTCTATGAAGCGCTCCAATGCTTGAAGCGGATATAATACACCATCTACAATCATACCCAATTTCGGTAATTTCTCTAACGACTCGAACTCCGCCCCTAGTAGTGATTGCGGGCACGTTTTCAAGGAATATGAAACTGGGCTTGATTTCTTTGGCCAAGCGTATGATCTCAAAAAATAATCCGCTTCGCTTTCCTTCCAAGCCTTTTCCAGCTCCTGCAATACTAATGTCTTGACAGGGGAAGCCACCATATATGATATCAATATGTCCAAAGAATTGGGTTCCATCAAGTGACATAATGTCATCCCAGATGGGTGCTTTTTGCAATTCTCCTTTAAACATTCTGGACAAAAGTACTGCCTGGCAGTATTTGTCAATTTCACAGTAGGCAATTGGTCTGACATGCTCACGCAATGCGAGGCTGATTCCTCCGATTCCACTAAATAAATCCAAACCATTCATATTACCTTGTAAACAATGACATGGGAGGGACTCGAACCCTCATGCCTTTGATTCCCCTTTAGCGTCATGCATAACGCATAATCAGTTTCACAACGCTCTACCATTGAGCTACTCACGTCTTTAAAACTGTGTAAACTTCGAGCCTAACTTTAACCACAATTGACATTTTCTTGCAATCCTTAAGTTTCGTTTTGCTTGTACTTAATAACAAGATAGTTTTAACTAATAACTTAGTCATTAAATTTAACTAGAGGTCTCGTCATGAGCTTCAATTTTCTCGATCAACAGTTTATGCCAAGCGATTCCTACTCAAGAGAACTGGATCGCAGGGTAGCTATGGATGAATACCCATACGGATATGAAGGCGAAGTGCCTCCACAAGGTCATATGAATGGCATGGGACTGGTCAATGATTCCTATAAAAACACACCTGATAAGCCTCAAAAAAAGCCTTGGAAGGAACTTAAGTGAAACCTGGAAGACTAAACGATCAGGCTCCTAAGCCTAGACTTGGCAATGATCCCAATTTACACGGAAAACGCTCCGTAGACAATGCCGGTGGGGCAAATCCGCCTCCGGTAAATCCTGGCAAAGCCAGTAAAAAGAAGAGGTAGTTATGTACGAACATGAAGTAGATAAGCCTAAAGAGGCTCCAAAGGGCATGAAGCCTTCGAACATTCACCCAATGAATGATTTCAAGCGTGATTGCTCAGATCAAGCATATGGCCAAGGCGGAAAAGCTGGCTGTATGGCAGATCACAAGAAAATTATGGGTCAGCATTTTACTGGCGCATACAAGGACGATGGATATTAAGCATGACTGAAACTTTGGGTAATCTACGGGAAGCGATGGCTATAGACTGCTGGAATCAGGCAGAGAAAATAGCCAACGAACGACGAAACGATCCAAAACCATTTTACATTATGTACGTAGGCAAAGTCGACCCTGCATTGTCAGGAGCTGACGCCTGGGGCAAACATGTAGCTGGCGGGATTAGACAGTCGTTTAAGCTTTCATATGATAGACCGCCCTTTGTTTTAGGGATGCTGGTGTGGTTCGTAAATGCACCACTTGGGATTTTTGAGTTTATTCCTGATCTCTCGAGTCCCCCAGATATTCCCATCGATCCAAGCCTATTGTCTCATCGATCAGAGGATTTCTCTGTAGATTTGGCAAATAAGGCGCAGCAGATGAATAAAGTAATACCGCTAGTTAGCTAGTGGGATCATAGCCAACTTTTAATGGGCGTAAACGAGCGTGTCGCCGACGCAAGGACACTATGACAATATACGATCAAGATTACGTTGCAGAGCTAACAGCTCAGCAAGAAGCTATGCAGGGCGTAACAGACCCAGTCGCCGGGGGTCAGGTAGAAGCTAATACTCAAGTAGCTGAGGAACCTGTCGAGGAAACAGTTGATCAGGCCGTTGAACCTGAGCATCCAGTAGAATCTGACAAGGAATACAACTTCAGGGCACTACGCGAGGAACTAGCACAATTTAAACAAGAACGGGATAGATACCGTGAAGAAGCTGAAGCGTTACGCCGAGATGTGCAGCGTAAACCTGAAGCGCCTCGTAAGCGCGCAATCGATGACATACAAAACGATGATCTCGTAACAGGTGCACAGTTCAAAGCCATAATGCAAGAAAGAGAAGCAGAGTATCAGATGATGCTAGGCGAACTCCAAGTCAAATCACAGAATCCCGATTATGACGAGGTCACAGCTAAGTATGGCGTGCCTCTTATTGAAAAAGAACCTGATCTAGCTCAAGGATTCCTTGCCTCCAACAACAAAGCCGCTTATCTATACAAGATAGGTAAGATGGCGATGCTGGCGGAACAAAGGCAGCAACCAGAGCCTGTAGCCGCGCCTCCTCAGCCCTCGCAAGCTGCAAAGCGCATAGTAGAAAACTCGCGAAAACCTGGCACACTTTCTAACACAGTTGGCGGCGCTGGGACATTATCAAAAGCCGACTACTACGCGACGATGTCCGAAGCCGACTTCAAAGCTCTGATTGAAAGGAACATGGAGCAGATCTAATTAAGAGTAGATCTAAATGGCAATTACAACATTAACGCAACTTCCTCCGGAAGTTCGTACCTATTTCGATAGGATGTTGCTAACGCTGGCGAGACCTTACTTCATCTACGATCTTTTCGCTCAAAAGAGACAGATTCCTCTGAACTCTGGCGATCAGATGGTATTTGCAAGGTATTCGACCTTAGCGGCTGCAACAATTCCGCTTACCGATGGACAAACTCCAGCGGGTAGCCAACTTTCCCGTACAGATTTTAAAGCAGCTATTAGCTGGTATGGGGATTATGTGACCATAAACGAAGTTGTGGTCGATAAATCTTCTCTGATTGACTTAGAACTCCTGGCGGCTTAACAGGACAATAAGGGGCAAGCGAAAGCAGCCTGAACGACTAAGTGAGAAGACCCGAGAGGGATGCGATAGTCTGAACACGAGCTATACATAAAACTCGTGAGGTGAATCCGAAGAGGTTTACCCGCTACATAAATGTAGTAGTAACAATTTGAACTGACCAGGTGCAATTCGTTGTACAAGACCGTGTGCTTAATGAAGCGACAAAAGTCCTTTCTTTACAACTCGGCCTTACAATCGACACCCTCATACGCGATATGATGGTATCGACAGCATCGACTATTGCTTGTACAGCAGGCGTAAACGGCAACACACCTACTGAAATCACTGATACTGATATTCAGACAGCGATTGTTGCGCTTCGTCAAGGTAACGCTCGTCTAATGACGAACCCACTACCAGGCGAAAACAAGTTCGGTACTGCGCCAGTTCGTTCATCATACTGGGGCTTTATGTCGGTAGATATGCAGAAAGATCTTGAAGCTGTATCTAGCTTCATCTCTGCTGCTAACTATCCAAACCCAATGAATGCATTGGAAGCTGAGTTAACAAATTCCCTAGCTCAGGATAAATTTTCTCTAATTGACTTGGAACTCGCAGCATAATTGTATTTGGAGAGCTGGAATGGTAGTAAGCATGGCCTTGATCGGCCTGCAAAGAGACAAAACACTTTAAGTGACAAAACTCTTTACGTGTTAGGTTCGAATCCTAACCCAAATATTTTTGATGGCGACAATAAGGCGGAAGGCGAAAGCCACCGTGAACGACTAAGTGAGAAAACCTCATAAGAGGAAGCGATAGTCTGGACTCACTGGTAACAGTGAGAGGTTAGCAGAAATGACTAACCCACTCGAAAGAGTAGTAACAAGCTTCGGGGGAAGCACGAAAAACTGCCGATGGCTCCTAAACACCAACGGCTATAACAATGGCGCCGCAACGCCTATCTATAGCTCGTTTATGTTGGGCCAAGAGGCATACGGCGTAGTCCGTCTCGGTGCAAAAGAAGCCGAGTTCATCGTTAAGCCACTAGGTGCTAGTGGAACAGCTGACCCGCTTAACCAGCGCGGTACAGTGGGTTATAAATATCCTTTTGCGACCAGAATCTTGAATGACAACTGGATCACAAGAATTATTTCAACACTAAGACTATAAGGAGGGTATCATGGCTATTTATAAGTACGGTACTTTCTCTACAGGTACTACAACCCAATATCAATTGAACTTGGGCTTCATTCCGTCAGTCTTTAGACTTAGAAATGAGACTATCTTTGCAAGCGGTACAGTAACAGGCGTACTTGAAGGGTACTGGAACCAAGCACTTGGTGCTTTGTCCACACCTTACTCTATGCTTGCTACTTATACAACTGGTACAGCTACATGGTCAAGAACAGCATCTGGTAGTGTAACTACTGCGACTGGTTTTGTTCCTTACAGCACACCCGACAGCAAACTATATGTGCCTAACCAGGCTCCATATACAGATGCAACAAATGCGAGACAATATGTAGGCCCTTCAACTTTACAGGTACTTTCAAAAGTTGGTCCGGGTATTAGCCAAGCAGCGAATGCTTTGGTTACTACTACTGTAGCGCACTCATTTACAACTGCGGCTGACGTTGGTGTAACTGTTGTGACATTCCACGGTGTTCCTGGAATGACACAAATCAATGGTTTGTCAGGTGTTATTACTTCTGTGCCAAGTACTACAACTTTCACAGTAAATATTAACACGACAAACTTCAGTGCATACAATGCGACTGGTGTAACTGATGGTATTAGTTCAGGCTTCTTTAACGTCATTACAGGTGCTCCTGCTAACACGCTCTACAGCAATGTAAGCTTGCCAACAGCAGAAGCAAACCTCGGATCGACTGGCCTAATCGTAGGTACGACATTTACAAACGGCGGTGGCGCAACTACCGACGTATGGTCTTATGAAGCAATCCTTCAAAGCCCTGTAACTGGTCCGTAATGTAAAGCGGTTTGACAAAAGGGGAGATGGCTCCCCTTTTTATAGTGAATTAGTTGTGAGAGTATAAATGGCAAGAAACTTAGCAGGAACAGGACTTCCGGCAGGAAATGGTGGGGTTACATACCCTTCACCAAACGAATGGCCGATTACGGTTCATTCGATCACAGGTATTACCAAATCTGTGCAGCCTATAGTGACTGCTCCTGGCCATGGCATCACACTTTCATCTACGCAGTCTACTCCAAAAGTAGACTTCACCCAAGTTCGCGGGATGTCTCAGATAAACGGACAAGCTGCCTATGTTACTGCTGTCATAGATGCCGATAACATCAAGGTAGCTTTGGATACATCCCAATATTCTCCGTATACAAGTGGCGGGTTTTTGAACGTACTCATTAGCCCTTCCCCTATAGATCCTTTAACCAACACATATCCATGAGGTAAAAATGGCAAGACCTAGAAAAAATGCAGAACCTAAATTAAATGACATGGACAAAGAGACAATTGCGAAGAACTTTCTTCAGGAAGACTCAACAGATATTCCTGAAACAAAGGTAGTCATCGCAAAAGAAGTGCCAAAATACGAAAGAGTGGTTTTTATCAACAACCGCGATCCCGGCTGTATCTTGTATTTCCACTACGCTAGCAAGGCCCATCCTCTAAAGCATTACACTCTTATGCATGGCATGGAGTATGACCTGCCAGTCGAGGTAATTAAGCACCTTGAAGGGCAAAACGATATGGATCCATACTCATGCCATTCAAGAATTTACAGCGAGAGAAAGAACTACGAGGGCAATCCAGAAACTTATGTTTCAGGATATAAGCCATATTTTCAGTGCCGAAGTGTAAGGAAATAAGAGGTAAAAAATGACCATAACTCCCAGTACTTGGACATCGGCAGATATTGCGGCCAAAGTGCGTAGAATTACTGGCACACCATCGCAAAATCAACTTAGTGATGCATCAATTTATGATTACATCAATAAATACTATACATACACAATGCCTTTTGAGCTAAAGGAGCAAGTAAATCTTCAGCCTTATAACTTTACAACTCAGGCAAATGTTGATGTATATCCAGTACTGGGAGCTTTTCAGACTGAAGAGCCAATGGCCTATGCAAACGGATACCCTCTTGTCTTTTATCAAGATAGAGACATCTTTTACCAAGATTGGCCGCAGCAATATACGCAAGATCAGGTAGGCACAGGAACTGGCGCTCAGACGGCATTTCCAGGAACTACTCTTGCTGCACCTGTGATTGCTGGTTCTTTTTTCATAACTGATGGCACTCAAATACTTTCAGATATTGGACAATCAGTTTCAAATGAGCAATTAGCCATAGGCAATGGTATTTTGCTTACCTTTTCAAGTACATTGAACTTTTTCCCAATACAATCTGGCACTTTAGAGATTACAGATAATGTCGAGGTGTTCCTTGATAACGGTAATGGTACTCTTACCGGAAGTGCCGGAGGTACAGGAACCATCAATTATACAACAGGCGCTTATTCAGTGACCTTTTCAGTTGCTCCTTTAAATGGGCAGCAAATAGTCGCTAATTATTCCTTGCCTAATACCTCTGGAATACTATCAGGAAATGGATCAGGCACTATTAACTATGTTACCGGTGTATTTACTGCAACATTTAGCACAGCTCCTGCCACTGGTTTATTGATCTATAACAATTACCAAGCCTATCAGCCTGCGAGGCCGCAAGGAGTTTTATTTTACAATAATGAATTCACATTCAGACCTATACCAGATCAGGTTTACCAGATTACTATGCAGGGATTTGTTGCAACTACGCAACTTTCAACTCCTGCAAGTACTCCAATATTTACAGAATGGGGAGAGCTTATAGCAATAGGTGCATCTTTAGATATATTCTTAGATAGAGGCGATCTGGTTGCGTATAACAATTTAATGCCTATGTTCAAGCGCTATGAAAATGTGGCTCTTGGAAGATATATTGAAAACTTTACTAACGCACAAAGCGTGCCACGTTTTTGAGGATTTATGAGTTTTGATACAACACAGCCACAGCCTACCCAGAATATATCTTCAGGTCAGGCTACTATTTTAAGTAACTTTCAATATTTAGGAAGCACTACAGGTAATACCAATCCAACAGGTTATTACAAATTACCTAATGGATTGATAGTAAACTGGGGTCGAATTGATATTACTACAGTTGGAAATAAGACTCAGAGTTATACTCAAGCTTATACTACAATAGTTTATAATCTACAGTTTTCTTTAGGGTATGTGTCAGCAGGTGATGTGAGAGATATTCCATTGGTATGTTGCATAGATACTAATGCAAATATCCCTTTGAGCCTAACTACAGCTAAATTCCGCTGTTCAGATGCCCCTAGTGGCGGAAATACTCTATATTTATGGTGGGTTGCAATAGGTAAATAATGACACAATTGTCTAGCTATACACCTTTTTTAATAGGATCAGGAACCTCTAAAACGGGCCTTTTCCAATATCTTGAATCCTGGGTTAAACCTGAAGATGCCTATGATGTCCTTGAAGATGCTTACATAAATCGTGGCAGGCTTTTTAAGAGAGAAGGGCAAACCTTACTTGGCGTATTAAAATACTGTTCTTCAGAGGTAGTGGGATATGGTACTGGAGCTGCTGGTGCTTACAGCGGCACTATGAACACGCATTTGCCTATTTTAGCTGGTAGTGTAACCATAAAGACAATAAGCGCAACTCCTGTGATAGAAACCTATACAGATAACGGAGCTAATGTTTTGACAGGTGATGCTGGAGGCACAGGAACGATTAATTATCTAACTGGTGCATGGAGCATAAATTCAGTTATTACTTTAGTGAATGGTTCTCCAATCTCAATGGATTATACCTTTACTCCATCAAGTGCTACGAATCAAAATAAAAATAAATCAGTTGCAGCACTAGGAACAGGTGCAAGAACTCGTTCAGGCACTTTTAGTAAAAATTTACCTGCGGTTGCCGGTAGTGTTGTAATGACTGCTAGACAAAGCAACGGTACTGAAACCTATACTGATAATGGAGCAAATGTTCTTGTAGGAAGTCTTGGCGGCACAGGCACAATTAACTACACTACAGGTGCATGGTCTTTGGACTCTGGCGTAGGCCATACAATAGTAAATGGATCTCCAATCACTATTTCCTTTACCGGTCCTTCGACTACTTTGACAATAATGGGCATAAATCAGTGGAATGACGAGTCTAATAATACCTTTACGCTTTGTGTTGAAGACTGCAGAAGGATGAGTACCTATGATATTAATACTCAGACATTTGACCCAATTTGCACAGTAAATGAAACGTTATATATTTTACCAAATGCTACTTCACCATCTTCTATTTTTGACAATGGAACTCAAGGTGTAAACCCAACTTTTCCTCTTATAGCGCCGCTTTCAATGACTTTTCAGTTAATTGATACTTTAACGGGAAATGTTGTAACTGCTCCAGGAGGAACTACCACAGATGATGGAATGGGTAATATTATTGCCACACCTTATTTTTTAAATGGAGTAGGATTTGGAACTGTAGATTATTATACTGGGCAAATTCAAATAAAAGTTCAGTCAGGAGCGCAAGCATTAGCTGCTGGCATGGCCATAAATGTAAGCTTCACTTTACAAAATGACTACTTCAGTGGAAACCAATCTAACTTTTTCAATTGGACTAACTGGGAACCTTCGACTAACCGAATAGTGACTGCAGCAGCTGTAGGCACAGAAACCCCTACTCAATTCCAGCAAGGATTTCTCTATTTAACAAATAATGTTGATCCTATCACGCTTTTCAATGGCACAGATCTTTCTCGACCAGCATTCGCTATTAAGCAATCAAATCTAGGACTAGGGAAAAATGAAATAACAAAAGCACTTGATGTTAAGACATTTGCATCTCGATTGTTGATTGTTCAGCCGACTACTACTATTGGGAATGGAAATCCTGATCCCCAAAGTATCCGGTGGAGTGCACAGTTTCAGCCGACTAATACCGTGTCTGATATTCCTGGAAGCGGTGGCGAGCTTTCCGCAGCAACCTCTGACTGGATTAAATCTGCAAAATTCCTAAAGGACTTCATTGTTGTAAGCTTTCAAAACTCTACATGGACATTTCGCTTTACAGGTAGTGCTTTTGCTCCTTTTCAATGGTTTAGGCTCAATGCAACCAAGACCTGCAATGCCCCGTATGGATCAATAGAATATGATGAGTTTATCAAAACTATGGGGTCAAAAGGACTTACCTATTGCGATGGCGCTGCTGTAGAACGATATGATTTAAAAATTATAGATCAG